TGCGATAGAGATAGCATTCACGGCTGGATATTCAAATCAGTTTGACATACCAGACGACTTGATTCATTGCTTAAAGATATTGGTAGCGGATGCGTTTAACAATCGAAACAGTCAAACGGCTGGGATGAGCGTAAACGAGAACAAGATACCACAGAGCGTTAACATGATACTAGCGAATAACAGTTTAAAAGATTTTGGCTAATGTGGGATATTGGTAGATATACACGGCTAGTAACAATCATGCGCCCAACGGTAACGACTGATGACAGTCACGCGCCAGTTGAGACGTTTGCAGAGTGGCAGAAATGCTACATGAGCAAGCAAGACAAACGGGTGTCAGAGGGCATGGAACAAGACAAGAATACTGGCGATAGATATACAATCTGGAAAACGGCACGACCAGTATCAGGTTTGACTTTAAAGGACCAGCTATTGTTAGATGGTGTGACATACGAGATACAAGGCATTAGAGAATTAGGGCGCGAGCGTTTGGAGATTGAAACGATAACCAAGTATTAATGAATTTTAGCATTGACATACAAGGTTTTGACGATGTTATTAATAGCATACAAAAGCTAGAAGATAGCGTTAAACGTCGTGAATTGCTAAAGATATTTAAACGGCAAGCGAAGCAGCCGCAACAGATAATGAAGCGGCAAATAAAAGATGCTAAACGAACTGTAACGTATCACCGAAACAACAACATAAAATATAAACCAGGAAACCTACGAAGAAGCATTAAGACATTTACTGGTCGCAACAAAGAGGGTGCAACGGTGTACATTGGTCCACAAGCTAAAAAAGCAGAGGGTTCTGGTTACTACGGATACTTTGTGAACTATGCAAAAGGTGATATTCGCAAAGGCAATAAAAACTTCCACTACATGCAGCGCACATTCTCGTTTGTTGAAACGATTATAGGTAATAAAATGAGTGCAGAGGTTAAGAAATATTTGGAACACAAAGAGCGTAAACTAGGATTTGAAGTAGTAAGATGACATTTGAAGATGCAATAGGGGATATTTTAAAGGCAAACAGTAATTTGACTGATTTGTGTAGTAACATCTACGGTGGCATTGCTCCGCAGAATGGTTCACTTCCTTATATCGTTTTTAATCGAAGCGGTCAAATACCTACACCAGACAAGCAAGCCAATAATATCGGTGACTTATTGCTAGAGGTAGACATTTATGCAAGTGGCTACAATGAAGCTATAGAGATAGCCGATGCAGCACGGGAAGCACTAGATTTAGCAACTGGAAGCTACACGGGATTTGATTTTAGCCGTGCGAGGTTTGACAGTCAAAGTAGTGTTGACTACGATCCCGAAACGAGAGCATATTACACCCTACAAGGGTACATAATTTGGTATAAATACACATAAAATGAAAATAAGATTAACAAAGGCACACAAGAAGCCTAACGGGAAAAAGATAGCCAAAGGCACTATTATAAGTGTGCATGAAGGGCATCCTTACAAAGACTTTGAGGTGGTAGGTCAAGAGATTGAAACCACTCATGAAACAAAATTCAAACAAATTAAAGAAAACGAAAACGAATAATGGCAACATCAGGAAAATTCAACGGAAATATTTTAGAAATATCTTTCGATGGCACAGTTTTAACTCATGCGCTACAACATAGCGAATCACACTCAATGAGTCCTATTGACGTAACGACAAAAGACAGTTCAAGTCAAGAGGAGGTAATTGCAGGTTTACGAGGTAGTGAAATATCAGCAAGTGGGTACTTTGACGAAGACGCAGCAAAAGGTTATGAGGATTTGTATATCTTGTATGCGGCTGGCAATTCTGTAACAGTTCTAGTTTCTACTGGCGTAACTGGTGACGTAACTTATAGCTACACGGCTTATATTACTAGCTTGAGTAGAACTGCTGAAATGGATACGGCAGTAGCATTTGAGGTATCATTGAAGCCAACTGGTGCAGTAAGTAAAGGCGTAGTATCTTAATAGATTATGAATACCATCACAATTAACGGAAATGATTACCCATTTAGATTAACAATAAGTGGGTTAAGTGCAATTGAGTCAAAGACTGGAAAGTCTATTGAACACATTGACCAAGTAGGCATCATGACACTTGTTTTAACGGTTCTTCCTATTGCTATTAATGCTGGCTATCGTCAGCAGCAAAGCGATGAAAGAATAACCGAGGAGCAAGTCATGAACCTGGTTGATGATGACCCAAGTTGCATCTCAAAGGTTAGCGAAATTATGACGTCTCAGATGGAATCCTTAATGGAGAAAGTCAATGGGGCAGACAAAAAAGCAACCGCTAAAAAAAAATAATTTTCTGGGATTGGGTAGTACAACAAGCGAGTTACTGGTCAATCCCAGACTATTATGAACTTACACTCAGAGAATTCAGCATAGCTATAAAGGCGAAAGCTGATCGAGAGGAAAGGAATTATCAAACGGGTTGGGAGCAAGCCCGATGGATTGCACGATGGATAGTTCAAGTGAACGTACCAAAGAAGCAAATACCACTAGAGAAAATTGCCCGATTCCCGTGGGAGGGTACTGACTTTGAACAGATGAAGGATATAATTGACAACTTTAAAGCTAAAAAAGGGCTAGATGGCTAAGAAGAATAATAGAATAAACATTGAGATAGGTGCAAGCCTAAAGAAGTTCAGTAGTGATATGCAGAATGTCAAGCGTCAGATGCGAAATACGGGACGCAAAATGAAGTCACTAGGTCAATCTATGACACGTTCTTTAACTGCGCCACTTGGCTTGGTTGGTGTTGCATCTGCTAAGTTAGCTGCGGACTTTGAGCAGTCAATGGCAAAGGTTCAAGCAATTAGTGGGGCTACTGGTGCGGGGTTCAAAGCGTTAAATGAAAATGCGCTAGAACTTGGTAGAACAACAAGATACACGGCACAACAAGTAGCTGAATTGCAACTCAATTTGTCCAAGCTAGGTTTTGACCCTAAAGAAATAACGGATGCGACTGGTGCTATACTTAATTTAGCATTGGCAACTGGTGAAGATTTGGCTAGTTCGGCAACAACTGCTGCTGCAACTATTAAAGGATTTGGACTAGAAGCTAGCGATGCTGGTATGGTTTCCGATGTTATGGCAAAGTCCTTTAGTAGTTCTGCTTTAGATTTGGAGAAATTCTCTACGGCTATGGCGGTAGTAGCACCCGTGGCAAATAAAGCAGGTGTGTCGCTAGAAGAAACAACTGCAATACTTGGAACATTAACAGATAGGGGCGTAGATGCTTCAAGTGCTGGTGCTGCATTAAGAAACATTTATTTAGACTTAGCAGATAATGGTATTAGTTGGTCTAATGCAATGAAGCGTTTGCAGACGAGTCAAAACCCACTTTCTGAAGCTATGGAGTTGTTCGGCAAAAGGGGGGCAGCAGTTGCCTCTATTATAGCTGATAATGTTGATAGTATTGAAAGGCTTACAAGTTCGCTAAAAGATAGCGGTGGCGCAGCTAGCAACATGGCTAAAATAATGGATGATACCGCAAAAGGTTCTTTATTTAGATTAAATTCAGCACTTCAAGGTATAGCTATTGAAATAGGGGATGCTCTGATACCTGTATTCCGTTCATTAGCGGATTGGCTAAGTAAAATGGCTGACAGATTTGGTGGTATGTCTGACCATTCAAAAAAATTATTATTGATTTTTGGAGGACTAGCAGCAGCAGCGGGGCCAGTAGTATTTGTTGCTGGTTCAATGGTTTCTTCCTTTGGGAGTATATTGGGAGTGTTACCTAGCTTAATAATAGGCATTAAGACTTTAGGGGCTGCTTTAACAACGTTTATGGCTAATCCTGCAACTATTGCTATACTGACACTTACTTCGTTATTTATTGCGCTTTCAGTATTAAAGCCAAAAGTAAAAGAACTTTCTGATGAACAGAAACGATCAGCGCAATTTGTCAAGGATTTAAACAAAGTGCAAAACGATGCAGCAGTAAAAGCTGAAACACAACGAATAAAACTTGAACGCTTAAACAACGTAATCAAGGACAACACGATACGAGAGAATACACGTAGAGATGCTATTATTTCACTAAGAAAGGAGATGCCTTCTTATCTTAAGAATATATCAGATGAAGAATTACTAACAAAAGGTGCAACAAAACAAATAGACTTGTATGTTTCTGCTTTAAAAAGTAAAGCAATCGCACAAGGGTTACAAGCGCAAATACAACAAAAGGCAAATAGACTTGCAGAGTTAGAAGTTCAAAAGGCGCAACCCGAAATACCTATTGCTCCACAATTCAAGATAGATTCTTACGGTAATAGAATTATTGATGAACAAGCAAAGAGTAGAGCGGAGCAATTTCGTAAAACTGCAAAAAAAATGATAGAGTCAGAGATATCAAATCTCAATAAAGAAATAGATAGTCTGATAAAAATACAAGATAAGTATAAGCAAGCTAGTGATTTTGGCGATAAAGATATTAATAATCTTGGTGGCGATCTAGAAGACACCTTAGATAAAGAGAGACAAAAACAATTTGAGAAAAGGTTAAAAGATAACCAAAAATATCTAGCGGAGTTAAGCAAACAGAGAATAGAAAATATAACCAATGAAAAACGTCAAGCATTAGAATTGGCTGCGTGGAATTCAGAACAAAGAATTAAAGAAATACAAAACAGTTTAGCCGATGAAAAAATCAAAAATGATTTAATAAATGAGGAAACGAAAAGAGCCGATTCCGAGCGTATATCTATTATACAAGATTTTAACACAAAAGCTAAAAAAGAACGATTTGACAACGAGTTAAAATCATTAGAGGCATTTAACAAACAAAAGTCTACACATTTAATTGAATCACTAAATGCAAATCAAATAACTGAACAAACTTTTCAACAACAATCTTTGCAAAACGACTTGGAGTTTTTGAAATTAAAATTAGAACTATACAAAAAGTTTGGGAAAGATTTGACCGATTTGCAATTAGATTTGGCTAAAAAACAACAAGATATTCAAGATAAAATGGCTGACGGGACTACCGATTCTTGGGTGTCAACATTTAAAAGTATGGAGATGTCGATAGAAAACTTCATTTCTGATACAATAGGCGGCTTTTTAGATGCATTAGGTCAGGAGATGGCTGGAAGCACAAAGGCGATTGATAGATTCGGTGAGAATATTATTGCATCATTTGGTAAATTCATAAGTCAATTTGGTCAAATGCTGATGGCTTATGGTGTCGCAAAAACCGTTTTATTCAAAGGCGGACCAATGAGTGGTCCAGCAGCCATTGCGGCTGGTGCGGCACTAGTTATTCTCGGTGGGGCATTAAAGCAAATGTCTAATCGGGCATCGGAAGCAGCAGATGGTGGTTACGGCAATTATGGTGTTGGTGATACTTTTGCTCCACCTAGCACGGGAGGAGGTAGTTCGTACTACGGCACTAGCAACGATGTGATGACGCTTGAAACAGTAGTGTACGGTAGAGATATAGTTTTGAGTTCAAATAGACAACACGGGACAATCAGCAGAACAAGACGTAAATAATGGGTGTACAGATAAAAGGTGAATTTTATAGTGATAACGGTGGTAACTGGGAGGTTTATATTTACAACTCAGGTTATGCCAGCACCGTTACTGATGTAATAGTACATGATTTAAATATCACTTGGGAGAGCCAAGGTGATGACTTGCTAGAACCATTAAAAGCTAGTAGGGCTGCATTTAGCTTTATCAATAATTCGGGTGCCGTTGATAGCTTAATAAGTGGC